GAGAGAGGGGACTCTTCTATCGCTAGAAGGTTCCCTCCCTTAAGAACTTTCATCTACCATGGAGAAAGACACAAAATTTTAAAATAAGTGTTCCAACTCCTCTTTAGTAGACGTCACGATTTTAGACACTAACTGATCCTGAACGCCACGTGAAAGTAATTCAGGATAAAAATAACCAAGGTCGAAGGCGTTAGCCCCAACAACACTCTTAAAATTAGAAGATACCTTGACAAAGTCCCGTAAAATAGATCTACGATCCAAATCACAATCTAGAAACTTACACTCAATAACCAAAGACTTGGTCTTCTGCTTAGAATCAGACAACTCATTAGTAGTACCCATCTCGAAATAAAGTTTTCTATACTTAATCTGAATCATATCAAAGTATTCACCAACTCTACCTTTAAAGTCTACATGTGACGTGTCACCGTCAAAGTCCACATATGCAAGAAAATGAGCGACCCATTGCGTATGAGGGCCGTACAATGGAGTTGAGTCGAGAACACTCATCAAAAATCTTTTAAGTCTAAAAGACTTCTTACACATCGAGGTGGGTGAGAAGAACCTATTAAACAAATCTGAAAACTTAATGCTAGGCAAACCTTGAAAGATGATAGTCTTCAGGAAAGAGGCACACATATTAGAAGCGTCAATGTAAGACTTGAGAATTACGTCTGGGTCGCGAGTTATGCCCATAAAATGCATACTACGCTCGTATTGTAGACCTGATTGAGGAGGTTCTCGTTTGGCTTCGCGCCTTTCATTAGCAAAATCTCTGAGAGTAGTGGAATCCCAGACAGGTTGAGGTTTTGGTGGTAGTTTGAGCAAAGCACGCATATCTTTCTTAGTATCATAATCAGGAATCAGAGCTTCCATCCAGACGTCGAATTGTTCAAGTGTTGGTTCACCGACTTTAGACAATAACACATTAACCTCATCTTCAACCCATGGAGAGAATTTTATCTTGGACTGAAAACCAGGTTCTTGCTTATTGAAGAAATAAACAGGAGTAGGCCTACCATTGAGAGGATCTGAATGGAATTCTCTAGCCATAAGCCCGAAAATAGTGTCATCTGATGATGAATCCCCAAATCTAAATGACGGCTTCTTAATCTTCATACCATGACGTTCGGCAATCCAATCATTTAAATCCTCTTCGTTTAACTCTTCCCCGATCAACCTAAAGATTTTATCACGAACTTTTGTACCTTTAGGGAAAATGATAAGGAAGTCATCACCAGAAACACAAAAGCGAACTTTGTCTATCGAAATATGATACTTCTTGAAGCCTGGATAATGCATAACGATGTCAATGAGAACTATAATGTTGATAATACTACCTACCAAAGAAGTGAAACTACTACCAGAAGGAAGCCCCTTATTAATTCGATAAATAAAACCCCCAGGTACTACTAAATTCTTATAACAGAAATTTTGGAATATATAGGTGAAATGGTTGTCAATCTTCTTAGAATCAGGGTAACAAGATCGGAGTATAGCAAAAGCGCGCATAATTAAGTGGTCAGGTATAGTCGTGTCATAACCTTTGAAATCACCTTCAAATATCATTCCAGCCTTAGAGAGAGCCTTAGCATACCTATACCACCCAAAATGTGCGAACGATTGACCAAGATAAATAGGCCAAAAAAA